GAAAGTGTTACTGAAGCAACTTCTGCGGGAACTCTTAAGGATTCTAGTTTTGGGGGAATAGGACATATTCTTGGTTTCTCTAACAGTGCTTCTCTTAATTTCCGATATGACGCAAATAATGAAACTATGATGAGTGGAGATAGCTTTGGCAACGTATATGCTATTCATATGCATGGAAACTTTACAAATGATACTTCAAATGCAAATGTATTTGCTCTTATAGCGGGAACAATTGATGCTGATACAATTGCACTCGGAGAAACATATTTTGCAAATGGAGTATCTACTGGTGGTAACACTATGGCTAACTTGTCAGCTGCAGGAAGTTCGTACTTCTTAGTTGATTTAAATCAGTGGGGCGATCCAGGTGGTGTTGGTACTTATGTAGGATCAATTGGTTCTTTAACTACTCAAACATTCATTAGAACCTCTTCAGAAGATGCCAATATTGTTAAATTTGCTAATGGTAACGTTAATGTCGCTGCTTTTACAGGTTCAAGCGTGAATGAAGGGTTTATTCCTTATGAGGCAGGAACAAGAACCTTCAGACACTTCCAAATAAAATTTATTGTTAACAATTCAAAGCCAGATGAATTTGACTTTACAATCGATAAGTTTAGGTATACTATAGAAAAAGAACAATCCATCTTTGAAGATACTGTAACTTATGACGGAAATCCTAAAGCAGTTGATTACTCATCAATTGAATTTCAAAACCGCCCTATCGTTACAATACAGGCAATAGACACAGCTACTGCACAAACAGCTGTAGTAACTACAGGCACAAAAGACAGCGTTTCTTTTAGACTTTATGATATTGAGAATAATGCTTTGGCACCTACAAATCAATCCATACAAGTACAAGTAACGGCAATAGGAGTATAACTTAATGGCAACTGTTGACTCAAACACCTACGTTGAACCAACTGCTGGAACCTCACTAAATAACTCAAGGACGAATTTTAATACGTCCTTGCGCTCGTTGTTGACCAACTTTAAATCTAAAGCTATTCCTTCTGGGCAAAATATTACTATTTCAGGAGTAGCTACTGGTGAGCAAGATGGTATGTTATTCAGAAGTGAGACAACAAATGCACTTTATATTTCAGATTCTGTTCATGTTAAATCATCTCCTGTAGGTGGAAATTTTACTCGTGTAGGCATTGGTAATAGAGTTGAAAACGGTATTGCTGCTCTTACAGGAAATGTAGCAAGTTATGAGATAGGTGAGTTAGTTGCTACAGTATCTGCTTCTGGAGCTCTTTCTGGTAACGCAAGACTATATTTAAATGTTGCAAATAATGGAACTATGGCAGACTTTATTGATGTGGGTATCCCACCTACTAATGGTTCTGTTACAAATACCATGATAGCTCTTTCAACTATCACAGCAGATAGAATTAAAGACGGTAACGTACTACTTGCTAAGGCCGACTTTACAACTGGCACAGGCGATGGTGGAGCAGGGGCTGCAGCTACCCTAAAGTTATCTTCTGCTGCTGGCAGTGACACCTCTCTTGGTTTTGGTACTCGTAACGCAGCTAATGTGGCTCTTGTCTGGATTGATAGCGCAGCTGGGGTTACTTCAGGTTTAAACTTATATGACCAAGCTAGTGCTTACGCTCCAATGGCTTCTAACCTAGCACTTCAATCAGCAATACAAGGAGGAACAACAGCTCCTGTGCCTATTGTTCCTGCAGGTTCTGTAATAGCGTGGAGCGGCTCATCTGCTCCTTCTGGTTATCTTTTATGTGACGGGACTGCTGTCTCAAGAACTACTTATGCTGCTTTGTTTGCAGTAGCAGGCACTGGGTATGGAGTTGGAGATGGGTCATCAACATTTAATGTACCTGATTTAAGAGATAGGATTCCTTTAGGTAAAGGAACTAATAATAGTACTCTCGGAACACAGACAGGGTCTATGAGTGCTTCTTCTGTTACAACAACTGCTGCAGATGGTTCAGGCGATTTGACTTTAACTACAACTGCAGCTGATGCTCTTACTAGCGGTACTAAAGATACTTCACAACTTGCTTTAGTTACAGGTGTGACGCAGGCTACACACACTCATGCAACTACGATTCCAACCTCTGTAGTGAACTATATTATTAAAACATAAAAGGAACAAAAATATTGGAATACTATAAATTTCATATCGATGAAGACAATGCTAAAACTGTATATTGTGTATATCGAGATCTAACAAAAGGTAAATCAGCTCCTCGACTAATACGGTCTTTTCCTCTTGATATTATAGGAGAAAAAGAATCTAAAATTACTGAAATGGTTCAGGGTGATATAACTGATGTTTACTATGAAGAATTTAATGGAGAAATCAGAGCTTCTGAGGTAAAATGGTTTTTAGGTGATATCGAAAAAAACACAGAAGAAAACATTGATTGGATTAAGACCTTTGTTAAATGTGCTTGTGTAAATGAAGATTATGATGATCTTATAGCACCACCAACTATAGATCAACAAGTAGAAGACTTTATCAAAGAGTTTTTTGAGGATGAAGAATTTGAAAACGAAAAACCTCTTGAACAAAAAGACTTTTTAGCAGAATTTTTTGCGGAGCTTGAAGAAGACTCTAAGTAAGGAAGTATAAATGGCATTAACTCGTATTACAACAGCATCTATAAGCTCAAACGTAATCTCAGCTGATAAAATGCAAAACGCCGCTATTCAGGCAAGGCATTTTCAAACTGGGACAATTACGCTTGACTTGCTGGATGCTAATGCTAATTCAGCTGCATCTGAAACTCGACTTAATGCTAATCTTAATGTTATACAAGATAATGTTGCCGTAAATTTAACTTCTATCAATACAGTTCAGAGCAATGTTGTAGCTGCAGAAGCTAATGTTGTATTAGTACGTGCTAATGTAGACTCATTAGGAACTTTTGCAAATGCTTCTCTCGATACAAAAGCTAACGTATCTGCAACCTTATTTTTAGCCCGTGCTAACGACCTCGCAACTTTTACCCACATAAGTGCTAATCTTGATATAGTTCAAGACAATGTAGCTAATATTATAGACGGAACCACCCCTTTCAGTGCTGCCGTCACAATGAATGATGATCTCACAGTTCAAGGAAACTTGACTGTAGCTGGAACTTTTGCCAACTTAGCTGTAACTGACTCTTATACAGATGATCGAATGATCATGTTAGCAAATTCTTTTACAGGGTCTCCCTCGTTAGACGTTGGACTGTTATTTAACAGAGGCAATCAAGGTAATGCTGCTTTCTTCTACGATGAATCTGTTAATAGTTTTAAATTAGCAGATACTAAAGATCCAAACTCAAACACCTCTCTTTCTCCTGTTTCTTTATCTAACTTAGCATTAGGTAAGCTAAGTTATGATGGCACTGATCTTAACACAGCTATAGTTGATAATAGATCAGGAGCTATTTCTTCAGTATTTGCAACAAACCTAACAGCTTCTCGTGCGTTATCTTCCGATGGTTCAGGTAAGATTGCAGCCGCAACAACAACACTAGTCGAGCTTAATCACTTATCTGGTGTTGGTAGTGCGATTCAAACACAGATAGATACAAAAGATACTATTGCTAATGTATCTTCTGCTAATCTAGCACTGCATGCAAATGATTTTGTAACTTTTACCAGACTTAACGCTAATCTTAATGTAGTATCAACAAATGTTGAAGCAAGAAACACTCAATTAAACGCTAACCTTGATGTTATACAAGATAACGTTGCGGCTCTTTCTGGTGGCGCAATTCTATTAACGCCCTTTTATAATGTTAATACATCAAGCGGATCGTCTAACGTATTCTTCTTGGGTAAACCTGTAGGCACACCTGATAACGTTATTTATGTTGCTATTGACGGTGTTGTTCAAACTAAAGATGTACCTGGTACTTCAAATAATGACTTTGTTGTAACAGTAGCAAATAATACAATCGCATTTACAGATACTAGCATCCCCGCTGGCTTAACTATTACTACTCAAATCGTATTCTAATGAGACAAATAAAACAACTTACTACTGAGCTAACATTTAGATGTAATGCTAAATGTCCTGCTTGTCATCGTTGGAAACCTCTTCGTGTAAACTTAAATGATCCTCAATATACTATTTCTTTAGAACGTTTTCAACAACTGTTTAATCCAGACCTATTAGATAATCTTGAGTGGTTAGTTCTAAACGGTAATTTTGGCGATTCTATTATGAATAAGCAGTTTCGTGAAATCATTTCCTATGTTAAATCTCGCGGAACAAGATTACTTATACATACTAACGGTGGTATTCATAATAAAGATTATTGGAATGATGTAGGCAATATTCTAACTAAAGAGGATATCATAAATTTTGATTTAGATGGTCTTCAAGATACTCATCATATTTACAGAATTAATACAGAGTTTGATAAAGTTTTAGCAAATGCTAAAGCTGTTATAGATTCTTCTGATGCTCAAGTTCATTGGAAGTATATTGTTTTTGAGCATAATAAACATCAGGTAGAAGAAGCACGTAAGATCGCTAAACAAACAGGGTTTACTACCTTTTCTACTGTTAAAACTTCTCGTGATGTTTTTGCTCCTAAATCAGGGCAATTTATTCACTCAAAAAAGACTCGTGAATATGAGCAGGCTGAACGTAAGATACACTGTGTGTGGAGTGATTGGGGTAAGTGGTATATCTCTCCGAATGGTTTAGTATTTAGGTGTTGTTGGACTGGTGGTCATTATTTTGATGAACAAAGTGATCGTTTTTATTATCCGCCAGAGTTTGAACGCTTATTTAACGGTTTTGAGGTTCCCATACAAAAAATTATACAGTATAATTATTGGAATAAACTTCAGCAATTTTTGCAAGGATATGACAGATCATTTAAATTGTGTAAA